AAGAAATTAAGTAAGTAATGGCAAAAAAATCACAATATGGAATAGCAACTAAAATTGAAGGTGTAAAAAAGAAAACATCTATGGGTAATAATCCAACAAGAATTAGTTATTCCACAATGAATAAACAAAAAAGACGTAATTTTAAGATTAATCGAGGCCAAGGAAGATAATGCCAGCAGCGTGTAGAGTGGGTGATCTATTAGCAACAGGTCACGGTTGTGATCCAATATCAACACTTATTACAACACCACAATCTACTGTAAGAATTAATGGTATACTTGCTGCTGTAATAGGAGCAGCGGTTGCACCTCACACAATTACTAATCCCAATCCACCTCCTGCGTGTATTGACCACCCAAATCAAATTTTATTTACAGGTTCATCAACTGTAAGAATAAATGGTATACCTTTGGGTAGAATAGGAGACTTTGTTGACCAAGGAAATATGATACAAGGTTCTACTAATGTTTTTTCAAATTAATGTATAAATATTAAAGTTATGTCAAATTACGATGCGTCAATTACTAATAAGAGTAAAAAAATAAATCAATTATTTAAAGATTTAGATTTAGACTTTGGTAGAAACGTTGTCACAAATGACGTAAATAGACTTGAAGATGTTGATTCTGTAAAAAGAAGTTTACGAAATTTAATTAATACAAATTATTATGAAAGACCTTTTCAACCTACTTTAGGTTGTGGTGTTAGAAATTTGTTATTTGAACCATTAACACCACTAACTGCAGTTCAGTTAGAAAGAAAAATTGAAGAAGTAATTAAAAATTATGAACCTAGAGTAAGAGTAAATGAAATAGTTGCTAATCCAATTTATGATGAAAATTCTTATGCGGTATCAATTTATTTTTATGTAAGGGGTGTAAATGAACCACAACAAGTCACAACAATGTTAGAAAGATTAAGATAAAATGGCGTCAAATAAATTAGAAGTTTCAGATTTAGATTATTCTCAAATAAGAGAAAACTTAAAAAAATTTTTACAAAGTCAATCAGAATTCCAAGATTATAATTTTGAAGGTTCAGGTATGGCTGTTCTTTTAGATTTGTTGGCTTACAATTCACACTATTTAAGTTTCAATGCTAATATGTTAGCAAATGAAATGTATTTAGATAGTGCAGACCTTAGAAAAAATATAGTTTCAATAGCAAAAATGATAGGATATACTCCTACTTCTGTAAGATCACCAGTTGCAGTAGTTAATATATTGTTAAGAGATGCTACAGGCGCAAGTGTCACAATGCCTAAAGGAACAACTTTTACATCTCTTATTGGAGGTGAAACATATAAATTTATTACAAATGAGGCTAAAACAATTACACCATCGAGTGGTGTTTATCAATTTTCAAATGTATCTTTATATGAAGGCACTTTAGTTAATTATAACTATACTGTAGATTCCACTGATCCTGATCAAAGATTTATTATTCCTTCAGCAAAAGTAGATACTTCAACATTAAAAGTTCAAGTTCAAAATTCAATAAGTGATACTACAATTTCAACATATACTTTAGCGTCAGGAATTACAGAATTAGATAGTACATCAAAAGTTTATTTTATACAAGAAATTGAAGATGGTAAATTTGAAATTTATTTTGGTGATGGAGTTATTGGTAAATCATTATCAGATGGAAATATTGTAAGATTAGAATATATTGTGACTAACATAACTGAAGCAAATGGTGCTTCGTCATTTACTTTAAGTGGTACAATAAATGGTTTTAGTGATGTTGTAGTTTCAGTAGTTTCAAGTGCTCAAGGTGGAGTTGATGCTGAAACAAAAGAGTCCATAAGATATAATGCACCTTTACAATATTCTGCGCAAGATAGAGCAGTGACAACGTCTGACTATGAAACATTGGTTAAAGAAATTTATCCTAATGCATTATCAGTATCTGCTTGGGGTGGTGAAGATGATGAAACTCCAGTTTATGGAACAGTTAAGATTGCAATAAAAGCAGCATCAGGTTCTACTCTAACTAATACTACAAAAGAAAGTATTAAAACATCATTAAAAAAATATAATATTGCTTCAGTAAATACTGAAATTATTGATCCTGAAACTACATCAATTATATTAACGTCTACCGTTAGATATGATGAGAAAGCAACAACAAAAACTTCTGATACTTTAAAATCAAATATTTTAAATTCTTTATCTTCTTATAATACATCAACACTTCAAAAATTTGATACAATGTTTAGGTATTCAAAAATCGTAGAATTAATTGATGATGTGGATACTTCAATACTTTCAAATATTACAACTTTAAAAATTAGAAAAAATTTTACACCAACATTAGGCTCATCTACAAGATACGACATCTATTTTAGAAATGGATTGTATAATCCTCATTCAGGACATAAATCTGAAATGGGTGGTATTTTAAGTTCTACAGGATTTAAAGTCACTGGTGATACAACAAATGTATATTACCTTGATGATGATGGTGCAGGAAATGTAAGAAGATATTATCTTGTATCAGGTGTAAGAACATATGCAAATAATACACAAGGAACAATTAATTATTCAACAGGACAGATTACAATTAATTCATTAAATATTGGTTCAGTTGAAAATATAAGAGGATCAACATCAACAGTAATTGAGTTAACAGTTCAAACAAGTTCAAATGATATAATACCTGTTAGAGATCAAATTTTAGAAATTGACACAGAAAATTCCATAATAAATGTCGAGGCGGATACTTTTGTAGGTGGCTCTGCTGATGCAGGCGTAGGATATAATACTACAACAAGCTATTAAAGATAAATGGCTACTTTTAAAGACAAAATAACTAATTTAATAAATTCACAGGTACCTGATTTTATTGTTCAGGACCATCCTAAATTTTTAGAGTTTGTAAAAGCGTATTATACATTTATGGAGTCTGCTGAATTGAGAGTGACTTCAGTTCAAACTACAGAAGGTATATTATTAGAAACAGAAACAAACCAAGAAAATAATTTATTATTAGATGCTTCACGTTTAGACACAGATAGAACACAACTAGACGCTGGTGATAAAATTATTTTAGAAAGTTCTACTTATGGTAAATTTACAAGAGGTGAAACTATCACAGGTCAAACTTCAAATGCTACTGCTGTAATTCTATCAGAAGATTTAACAAATGATAGGCTTTTCATATCTGCTCAAGATAAATTTATTGACGGTGAAACTATTTTGGGTAATTCATCAAACGCAAGTGCTACAATAAATTCATATAGGCCTAATCCTGTAAATAATATACAAGACTTATTAAACTTTAGAGACCCTGATAAAGTAATATCAAGTTTTTTAACAAAGTTTAGAAATGAATTTTTAAATACATTACCAGAAACTTTGAGTAGTAATGTTGATAAAAGAAAATTAATTAAAAATGTAAAATCTCTTTATCGTGCAAAAGGTACAAGTAGAGGACACGAATTATTTTTTAGATTATTGTTTAATGAAAATTCTGAAACAATATATCCTAGAGATCAAGTTTTAAGAGCATCCGATGGAAAATGGGATTCTAATATAATCCTTAGAGCAATAGCGACAATAGGTGATACTCAAAATTTAATAGGTAGGCAAATTACAGGACAATCATCAGGCGCAACTGCTACAATAGAAAACGCATTTAAATTTATTATTGGTGAAAACGAAGTCACAGAATTTATTTTAAATGAAGACACAATTTCAGGTACATTTACAGTAGGTGAAGAAATAAGAGGAACTGAAAATGATACTGATGATATTTTTATAAAAGCAACAATAACAGGTATACCAAGCGTTATATCATTAACAAATGATGGTACTCTATATGAACAAGGTGAAATATTATCAATTGTTGGTGGAGGTACAGGTGCATCAATAAATGTAGGCGATATTGGTAGAGGTTCTATTACTAATTTGTTTATTGACAATGGTGGTTCTAGTTATGAAATAGGTGATGATTTAGTTTTTACAAACACAGGAACTGGTGGAGGTTCTGCAAGAGCAAAAGTTTCTGTTGTTAATGGAGGTATTACACAAGAAGAATCCACATCTTCTACAGATGATCATATAGTTTTAGAAGATGAAACTGTAAGAGGTGATCCATATACAGGAAATAAAATTGTACAAGAAAGTGGTACAGGTTCTGGTGATATAACTGATATTAGAATTATAAGTGGTGGTTCAAATTATTTAAGTTTACCTACCGTTGTAGTTGATGATACAAATGGTTCAAATGCAGTTGTTTATGCATATGGTAGTGAAATTGGTAGAATTCAATCAATTGATATTTTAGAATCAGGCGCTCAACACGAATTATCTCCTAGTCCTCCTACAATATCTTTAAGAACAAAACTATTACTTACAAATGTTTCAGGTTCATTTTCAGTTGGTGAAAATGTTTCGGCTGTAGGAACTGATGGTTCAACATCAATTACTGCAACGATTGTTTCATATGATAATAGTACAAGTATTTTAACTTTAAGTAATGCAACTGGCGTATTTGGAACAGATGTGACTATAACATCAGATGGTGGCGCAACTGCAACAATTAAAATTTTTGATCAAGGAACAGCATCAGTCACAGTTGCTGCAACTGCAATTACTTCAGGTAAATTTATTAACCAAGATGGTCATTTATCTGAAACTACAATGAGATTACAAGATAGCTTATACTATCAGGACTTCTCTTACGTTATTAAAGTTGGTCGTTCAATTAATGAATGGAGAGATTCATTTAAGAAAACTATGCACGCTGCTGGTTTTTATTTTACAGGTCAAGTTGATATAACGGAAAGAGTTGATGTACAATTAAGAAATATTACAACAATAAATTCTGGTAAATCATTTACACCTATTCAAGGTATTATTAATACTTTATTCTCTACTATCTTTGGTAGAAGATTGGGAACAGATACTGATGGAACAACATTGAGAGTTTCACCATTGGCAGGAGTTGATCCTGACTTTAATGACTCAACAAGTGATCACTTTACTTCAAATACTAGAGATGTGACTTTAACATCATATTATAAATTTAATAATCTTGTAATTATAAAAGAAAAAACTGATATTAGAAGTAATACAACCAGATTTGGTGTTCCTGCTGCTGGACCAACAATGAAAGGTGTAGGTAATTTGTTGTTAGGTGAGTTTTATTCAAGTCAAGTAAGAATTGATCAAATTGCAGATTTAAGATTAACAGGCACTCAAAATACTTCAATAGATGGTGAGTTAAATAATTTAAGTGATTTCAATTATAGATTAAAAACTAATTTAGCAATACCAGCAGAAATATGGATAAATTCATCTGATAGTTTTGACGAAGACCAAGATACATTTGATCAAACAAATATTACAATGGATGCCGCTTAATTAGTTATAAATATATAAAAAAAGAGAAAAAATGTCTAAACAAACAATTAATGTAGGAACAACGGCGAATGACGGTACTGGTAGTACGATACGTGCTGGTGGTCAAATAATAAACGCTAACTTTACAGAATTATATGCCGCATTAGGTGATGGTACAGATTTACAATTTTCAGTATCTGGAGTTTCTAATGGTCAAGGTTTAATTTATAATTCATCAAATTCACAATTTGAACCAGGTGCTATTTTAACACCAACTGGAACTGATACTATAGAAAATAAAACAATTGACAGCGCTTCAAATACTTTAACATTAGATTTAGGTGAGGGTACTTTAACAGGTACAACTGCTGAATTTAATACTGCTCTACAAGATGGTTCATTTGCCACTTTAGCCGGTTCTGAATCAATCACTAATAAAACATTTGATACTTCAAATACTTTTCCTACAATATCAATTAGAGATGAAAGTTCTACATCTGTAAGTGTTGGATTGGGTGGAAATTTCTCTATTTTAGGAACAGGTGGAGTAAATACATCATTAAATGGTAGTGAGATGTCAATATCAATATCGAGTTTAGACGCTACTTCAATTGCAGATGGTAGTGTATCAAACACTGAATTTCAATATTTAAATGGTGTTAGTTCAAATATTCAAACTCAAATAGATTCAATATCTGGAGGATTAACTTCTATTGCAGCGTCAATCGCATTAGGTTAAATGATAAAAACTTGTATAAATATGATAAAGGATAATTAAAAAAATGGCAGCAATTATTACAAATAAATTTAGGATTCATAATTCAGAACAATTTTATGAGTCATTTTCAGAGGCAACACCAAATGTATATTATTTGGGTATAGGTAGACCACAAGCATGGACTACTCAAACTAGACCTGATAGTAGAACAGAATATCAAGGAAGTGATTCAGCACCTCCTACACCTATAGATTCAATACAAGAAGAATTTTATACTTTTGACGATTTATTAGCTGCCAAAAAAGTCACTAGTTCAGATATTTCATATGTAGTACCTAGAAGAAATTGGACTGCAGGAACAGTTTACGATTATTACAGACACGACTATGGTCATTATGTGACTGGTTCCTCATCTTCAGTTCAAACTGCAGATAGTGGAGCTACATCTTTATATGATTCTACTTTTTATGTAGTGACAAGTGAATATAATGTTTACAAATGTTTAGACAATAATGATGGTTCAGCAGTGATCGCAGGAAATGAACCTTCAGGTACATCAACATCTATAATTACAACAGGTGATGGTTATAAATGGAAATATATGTACACGCTTTCTGCTTCTCAACAAGCAAATTTCTTATCAACTGATTTTATGGCAGTATCTACAAATAGTACAGTTTCTGCTGCAGCAGTTGATGGTGGTATAAACATAGTAAAAATTAAAACAGCGGGAACAGGTGGAACACCAGGAACACATACAGGTATTTCAATACACGGTGATGGTTCAAGTGGTGAAGTATCTGTCACTGTTGGTGCTGGAGGAGATGTCACTGGAGTGACTGTCACAAATGTAGGTTCAGGTTATAGTTATGGTTATATCTTATTATCAGAAATTAATTCTGCAGGTGCTGGTTCACTTACAGGAACTGAATTAGATTGTATAATTGAACCTAGAAATTTAAAAACTTCAGGTTCATCTTATGGTGGACACGGTGCAAACGCAATAAAAGAATTAGGTGGTTATTTTGTAATGTTGAATGTAAATTTTGAAGGTGCAGAAACTTCAAATTCAGGTGACTTCACAACTGAAAATGATTTTAGACGAGTTTGTTTAATTAGAGACCCAAATTCAGGTGGATCTGCTGCAAGTTCAACTACACTTAGAGGAACAAAAGCAATTTTATTATCAAGTGCTTCTGGTTCATTTACAGTAGATGAAGAAATCAATCAAGCCACTACTGGAGCGGTTGGTAAAGTTGTTGAATATGATTCATCAAATAAAATTTTATATTATATACAAACTAGATTTAATGATGAAGGTTCTGATAGTAGTGGTGATTTAACAGCGTTTTCAGGAACAAATACGATTACAGGTCAAAGTTCAGGACAAACTGGAACACCATCAAGTTCTACTTCTACAGTAGATAGTATTTCTTTTACTAGTGGTTATGCAGGTTCAGAAATTGATAGAGATGCTGGTGATGTGATATATGTTGAACAAAGAGCACCAATCACAAGAGCTTCAGATCAGACCGAAAATGTTAAATTGATTGTTGAATTTTAGGAGAGAAAATGCCAAGTCCAACTGACTTTAACCTCTCGCCATATTATGATGACTTTACGGAAAGTAAAAAGTTTCATAGAATACTTTTCAGACCGTCATTTGCAGTTCAAGCGAGAGAATTAACACAGTCCCAAACACAATTACAAAACCAGATAGAAAGAGTATCTGATCATCTTTTTGATAAAGGTGCAATGATAATTCCTGGTGAAATTGGATATGACTTGGAATATTATGCTGTTAAATTATCTAGCATTGAAAGTGGTATTAGTCTTTCAAGTTTTAGTGATATTGTTTTAACAGGTGGTACTTCAGGAGTTCAGGCACGAGTTGTAAATACAGTAGCAACAGATGGAACTGATCCAGATACTTTATTTGTAAAATATATTGACTCTGGTACTTCAAAAACTGCAACATCATTTACTGATGGTGAAACATTATCAGGAACTGCAACAATAGATGGTTCATCAACAACAATTACTTGTGTGGTTGATACAACTGCTACAGGTTGTGCCGCAGAAATACAAGAGGGTGTATATTACATAAATGGTTTTCACGTTCAAGTTTCTAATCAAGTTTTAATACTTGACAAATATACAAACACACCTAGTTATAGAGTTGGTTTAACAGTTGCAGAATCATTTGTGACACCAAATGATGATAGTTCGTTAAATGATAACGCTGCAGGTTCTTCAAATGTTAGTGCACCAGGCGCTCATAGATTTAAAATAGATTTAACATTAGCTAAAAAAACATTAACATCAACAGAAGATTCAAACTTTATTGAATTATTAAGATTATCAAATGGTATTTTACAAAATAGAGTTAGAACAACTGAATATGCTGTATTAGAAGAAACATTTGCGAGAAGAACATATGATGAATCAGGTGACTATACAGTAAGACCTTTTGATATTGATGTTAGAGAACATTTAATATCTGGTAATAATAGAGGTATCTATACATCAGGTAATGGTGGTGATGCAACTAAACTTGCTATTGGTATGTCACCAGGTAAAGCATATGTTAAAGGTTATGAAATAGAAAAATTAGGAACAACTTTTATTGATGTAGATAAAGCTAGAGATTTTGATACAGAAAATGCTTTTTCTACAAGATTTGATTTAGGTAATTTTATAAATGTCACAAATATTTATGGTTCACCTGATGTAGGATTTGTATCAGGTGCTGTAGAGGCGTTTAAAGCAATTAATCTTTATAAAACAGCAACATCATCACGTGGTACTGAACAATCAACTAATGGAGTTAATGTTCCACAAATAGGTAGAGCAAAATCAAAAGGTTTTGAATATATTTCAGGTAGTGCCACTTCAAATATATTAGCGAGTTCTAGTTTAACGTCAGCAATTTATAGACATTACGTATATGACATAGTAATGTTTACACATTTAAATATTACAACTGCTCAAACTTTTACAACAGGTGAAATTGTGACTGGAGCAACTTCAGGAGCAACTGGTGTTGTTCAATCAATCTCAACTACAGAAACACAATCAATTGATGGCGGTATTACAGTTGCTAGTCCAGGTGTTGTGACAATATCGGGTGGTCATAATTTTATAGAAGGACAACAAATTACAATTTCAGGCGCTACAGGATTTGAAGTAGATTCTACATCTGTATCTTCTGATGTATTTACTGTTAGAAATCCATCAAGTACAACTTTTGAATTGTATGATGAAACAGGTACAACTGCTACAAATGTGACGGCATATAGTTCAGGTGGTAGTGCTGCTCACGGTGTTGTTGTTGTGTCATCTGTTTCTGGAGAGTTTAGTGCTGGTGAAACAATCACTGGTGGAACATCATCAAATACAGCAGTTATACAAGCTGATGTTGTAGGATTTAAAGGTGCTACAAATTTTGATGCTCCAGATATTAAACAAATTGGTATGGCTGGTTCACCTACGTACACTGCTGACACTGCATTAGATTCTACTTATGGTGATCAATTAACATTGTCAGGTTCTATTGATGTAAGTTCTGGAAGTGCAGCTGTGACAGGTATTAATACTAGATTTACAGATGAATTAAAAATAGGTGATTCAATTTCTTTCACAAATGATAGTGGTAATACTGAAACAAAATTAATTGAAGCTATTATTTCAAATAGTAGTTTAACTCTATCTTCAGTCACTGCTGCTGCTTCTACTAAAACAAGAATAACGAGAAGAAGATCAAAAATTCAATCACCTGAAAAAAATATTTCTATATTTAAATTACCTTATCAAACAATTAAAACTTTAAAAACAACTTCTAATTCAGGTGTATCGGATACAAGTTTTAAAGTTAGAAGACAATTTACTGGTACATTAACATCTAATGGTGATATTACATTAACAGCAGGAACAAATGAGACATTTAGTGCATTTGCTGAATTAGACTTTTTAGTATCAATTACTGCATTAGGTTCAGGTCCTTCAGGTGCTGTAGGTGACATATTTAGTTTAGCTGGTAATAATCACGAGGGTAATAATATATTTAATTTAGGTGGTTCACCAACAGGCAAAACATTAAATATAGATTTTGGTACAAATTATGCTTCACACGAAGTAAAAATATTGGCAACAGTAAATAGAACAGTTGCTAATTCTAAATCAAAAACATTAAATTCAAATTCAACAGTTGCAATATCGAATCAAACTACTATTGAAAATGGTACAATTGGTTTAGGTAAAGCTGACGTTTATCAAATTAACGCTGTATATATGTCAGCAAATTTTTCAACAGCAGCAACTTCAAGTGATACAGATATTATAGATAGATTTGATTTAGATACAGGTCAAAGAGATAACTTTTATGATATTGGAAGACTTGTATTAAAAACAGGTGAGATAACACCTACAGGAAGATTACTTGTAGATTTTGATTATTTCTCACACGGTGCAGGAGATTTCTTTGATGTAGATTCATATTCAGGTGTTGTTGATTATGAAAATATACCAAGTTTTACATCTACAACAACAGGTGAAAGATATGAATTAAGAGATTCGTTAGATTTTAGACCTAGAGTTGATGATGCATCAACAATTAATTCTGGTGCTCAAGACAGATCGTATGACGGTGTAGGTGCGTCAGTTGTTGACGTAGTTAAAATTAATTCAGATATTACTTCTGATTTTGAATATTATTTACAAAGAGTAGATAAAATATTTTTAGATAAAGAAGGTAATTTTAAAGTTTTAAAAGGTGCAAGTTCAATCTATCCAGATGTTCCTGGTACTTTAGATAATGCAATGCATTTATATACATTGTTTATACCTAGTTATACTTTAGATACTGCTGATGTAGGTATTGAAGCAGTTGATAATAGAAGATATACAATGAGAGATATTGGAAGATTAGAAAAGAGAATTGAAAATGTTGAATACTATACTCAACTTTCTTTATTAGAAGCTTCTGCTCAATCTTTACAAATACAAGACGTAGATGGTTTTGATAGATTTAAAAATGGATTTATTGTAGATAATTTTGTTGGTCACGGTATTGGTGATCCTGGAAATAAAGATTATAAAGTTTCTATTGATTACGCAAAAGGTGAATTAAGACCTACCTTTAATGAAGATGCTATACAATTAATTGAAAGAGATGATGATGGAACTGCGATTGTTGCCGCTGATAGAACAGCAGCAAATTATGCTAAAACAGGTGATCTAATTACTTTACCTTACACAGAACAAACTTTAATAGATCAACCGTATGCAAGTAAAGCAATCAATGTAAATCCATTTGGTATATTTACTTGGATTGGTTCTATTACATTAACACCTCAAACAGATGAATGGAAAGAAACTAAAAGAGCACCAGAATTAGTTATTAGTAATGATGATGGCTCTTGGGATACTTTAGTTAAAGAATCAGGAAATCCAAATTTAACATCTGTAGAATTAGGTACAGTTTGGAATGAGTGGCAAAATCATTGGACTGGTGTATCAACTTCAAATAGTACAGAACGATATGAGGAGAGAGGTGGTCACGGTTGGAGAGTAATGCAACGTGATATACAAACTACTACTAGAACAGGTACAGCTACAAGAACAGGTATTAGACAAGTATTAGTTCCTAAAACAATTACACAAAATATTGGTGATAGAATTATATCTGTGGCATTTGTTCCATTTATTAGAAGTAGAACATTAACATTTAGTGCAACAAGACTAAAACCAAACACAAGAGTTTACGCTTATTTTGATAGTGATGATATTACTGCTTATATAACTCCAACAGGAGGTTCTTTAGGTGGTAATTTGGTGACAGATTCAAATGGTGCTGTATCAGGTTCATTTGCAATTCCTGACCCAACTGTTGACGCAAATCCTAGATGGAGAACAGGTCAGAGACAATTTAGATTAACTAGTTCATCTACTAATGATTTAACAGTAGCACCTGAAACAGCTGCCAATGCAGAATATATCGCAAGAGGTGTGCTAGAAACAGTACAAAATACAATAATTTCAACAAGAACAGCAGGTGTTGAATTTAGAGCAACCAACGAAACTGAAAATATTACAAGAACAGATGTTCAAAGAGGTGCAGCAAGACAAGTAGGATACCACGATCCATTAGCACAAACATTTATGATTGATGATGCGGGTGGAGTTTTCTTAACATCTATTGATTTATATTTTCAATCAAAAGATGATAATGTTCCTGTGACATTACAAATTAGAGATACTGTTAATGGTTATCCAGGTCAACACATTTTACCATTTTCAGAAGTTGTTAAAAATCCTGATGATGTATCAATAAGTTCAGATGGAACAACTGCAACTAAATTTACATTTTCTAGTCCTGTTTATTTACAAGAAAATACAGAATATGCTTTTGTTGTAATGGCTAACTCAACTGATTATAATGTATTTGTTGCAAGATTAGGTCAAACTGCTTTAGATTCAGATAGAACAATATCACAACAACCATATGCAGGTGTTTTATTTAAATCACAAAATGGTGTGACTTGGACTGCTGATCAAAACGAAGATATGAAATTTAAAATTAGAAGAGCAGAATTTTCTAATGTGTTAGGTACTATAACATTAACAAATGATACATTACCGACAAGAACATTAAGAAATAATCCATTAAGAACGACAAATGGTTCAGATGTAATTAGAGTTTTCCATCCAAATCACGGAATGCATGGTACAGATAATAATGTCACTATATCTGGTATAGCATCTGGAACATATAATGGTATTAACGCTGATGTTTTAAATGCAACATTTACTAATATTTCAAATATAACTTTAGACAGTTATGATATAACACTACCTGATTCAACATCTGCTACAGCATCTGGTGATATTGGTGGTGCTACAGTTGAAGCAACTCAAAATAGAACCTTTGATGTTATTAATTTGTCTGGTATTCAAACTTTACAATTACCAGGAACAGGTATTAATTATTACATAAGACCATCAACAGGTAAATCTATTCACGGTTCAGAATCAGAGTTTACATTAACATCAAATGCAAATAAACTTTCAATTGTAAATACAGACAATGTTTACTTTGGTGCACCACAAGCAGTAATGAGTGGTATTAATGAAACAAATGAAATGTCTGGCCAAAAATCTTTTTGGACAATATTAGAATTTTCAACTACAAATACAAAACTTTCACCAGTATTGGATACGCAAAGAATGAGTGTATTTACAATTACAAATAGATTAAATAATCCAACTTCTGGAAATACACCAAATTATATTGCTGATACAGCATCAACAGGAACATCAACTGCGGCAGTATATTTAACAAAACCAATTATACTTGAAAATTCATCAACATCTTTAGACGTAAGACTTACTCAAAATGTAAGATCAAGTTCAAATGTTAAAGTTTATTATAGAGTATTGGGACCTGAAGACGAAAGAAAAATTGAAGATATAACTTGGACTGCATTTAATGGCGATGGTAGTGAAGACACAACAGTGACACCTGCTGAAGATGATATTACATTTAAAGAATACAAATATTCAGTATCAGGTGTACACGATTTCACAAGTTTTCAAATTAAAATTACAATGACAGGTAGTATATCATCATACCCACCTATTATAAGAGATATGAGGGCTATAGCACTAGCAGTTTAATATGACGAGATTGAAAGTAAAAGGATTTGATAATTTAGTTAGAGATACAAAATCAAATGGAATTGTCAATACCAATACAAGTGAATATTCAATTTATATGGCTAGAATAAGAGCTAGAGAAAAACAAGGTGATGAAATAAGAAGTGCTGTAAAGGAAATAAATAACTTGAAAGCAGAATTAAGAGAAATTAAAAGTTTAATTAAAGAGGTTGTTAAAAAATAATGGCAACAAGATCAGTAGCAACAATAGATACAATTAATACGTTTAGAACAACGTTTAATAGTCTAGGTACAGATGTAGGTGATTTATCATCTTTACTAACATCTGATAAATCAAGTGTTATTGCTGCTATTAATGAAGCTATAGGTGGTGTAAACAACTTTATAATAAGAGATGAAACATCAACTACTCAAACTATAGAGGGTGGTGATATATTAAATTTTGTGGGATCGGGTGGTATATCAGCAACAGTGAGCGCAACAGATACATTAACAATATCACTTAATTCGACAATTACTGGTTTAACAAGTTTAACGTCAACAACGTTAACTGATGGAACTGCTACTTTAACTGGTGGCGCTCTAAGTGGTTTAACTAGTTTAAATAGTGCAGCAATTACAATAGATAATGTAAATGTTGCGACACAACCTTTTGCAATAGCTCAATCTATTGCGTTAGGTTAATTAAGAATAATATAAATATAAATAAGTATATACGAAAATAGTTTTGAATTTTTTAATTTAATCTTGTAGTTCGTGTATAAATAATAAAAAGGGTTAACAATGGCTAACGATTTTAAAAGACAAGTAAAAGCTGATATTAGTACGAACACTGGTGCATCAGGAGATGCTGTTTACACAACACCTGCTGGCGCTGGTTCATCTGCATTAGAATCAATTGTTATCGGAATTTCAATCTGCAACAAAAACTCATCTGAAAGAACAGTGGGTATCTTTTTAGATAACTACGATGCAACAAATGATGGATATATTGTAAAAGATTTAAAAGTTCCTGGTAATACAACAGTTGAAATAATGCAAGGAAATAAACTAGTTCTTATGAACAACGGAACTGCAGGAGATGTAATTAGAGCTGAAGCATCAGCTGGTTCTTCTATTGATGTTGTTTTATCAGTTTTAGAAGACGTTTAAGAGAAAAACGGGTAATAGAAATGGTACGATATATTCAGGCTAAAGACAGGCCGACAGAAATAAATGTTAGAACTGATACAGGTGATGGTTCAACTGTAGCTTTCACTATCACACAGGGTATGACAGTTGATAAAGTCATTGTGACATTGAACGGTCTGGTTCAAAAACCCACAACTGATTATACAATTTCAGGAACAACATTAACTTTTGGTACTGCACCTGCTGATCAGGATTCAGTAGTAATAAGGGAACTACCAATTTAAGGATAAGATATGGCAAAGATAAGACAATCAAACTTAGATGCAACGGTAATCACAGGTCATACAGAACTTGCAACCACTGCAGCTTCTGATGATGTATTTTTAGTATATGATACTGATGCTGCTGCTTTAAAAAAGATACAAAAGTCAAATATTATATCTTTATCTTATTCAAGCGGTACAGATACAGGTGATGGTTCAACAACAGCATTTACAATAACAAGTGGTCGATCAGTAAATGATATTTTAGTAATCGTAAACGGTGTTGTATTAGTTCCAACAACGGACTATACAATATCTGGAACAACATTAACTTTTCAAGTTGCTCCTGCGGCTAGCGCTGAAATACAATATAGATACTTACCACTATAATAGGAAATTATTATGGGAACTAAAACAAGACAACTTTCAAATACACTAGGAAAAGATATTCAATGGGAATCAGTAAGATATGCTGATGGTTCAACAGTATATAATGCTGCTGTAGGACAAGGATTTTTATTAGATACTACAGGTGGAGAAATAGAAATAGTATTACCTTCAAATCCAAGCCAAGGTGATGCTGTTGGTATTATAGACCATTCAGGAACATTTGGTACAAATAGATGTGTTATAGGTAGAGGTGGTTCTAAAATTAGAGGTTTAGAATTAGACGCTCAATTAATCACAAATAATACAATAGCAGAATTAGTTTATACTGGTTCAGAACAAGGTTGGATTGTAGTAGAAAATTCAGTAAGAACTGCATTAACAGTTGACGATCCTTATATTCCACCATCAATTATATGTGCTGAGGGTGGTTGTAAAACAATTTGTGGTTCGTATGCAATACACACATTTACGACTTCTGGTTGTTTTGTGGTAAATAGCATTTGTGGTTGTGCATCACCTGGAAACGTAGATTATCTAGTAGTCGGTGGTGGAGGTATGAACGGTAATAATAGAGGTGGTGGCGGAGGCGGCGGAGGTTTCAGAGAGGGTAAAAAC